CGCCACCGGTACTCGGCTGGCCACCAGTACGCCCCGGGGCCGAGGCCGCGCCCACCGACGACCAACAGGGCGTCGATAGATTTCGTCCGGGAGATGATGTCGTGGGACTGCATCGACCTCGGCGACCCGGAGGCCGTCAGGAGGCGGGGGAGCGAGTACTTCGCGCTCTGCGCCAAGTACGACTCGAAGCCGCTCATCAGCGGGCTGTGCGCCTCGCTCGGGACCAACCGCGAGGAGGTCATGAGATGGGGGAAGGGTTCGCATACGGCGCTGAACGACAAGCTAAGCCCAGCTAGCGAGCAAGAATTAAAAAGTTTGCTGGAAAAAATGGAAGTTTTTTGGGAGTACGCGATGGCTAACGACGGATACCGCAACCCGGTGTCCGGCATCTTCCTCGGGAAGAACAACTTCGGCTACAAGGACCAGAGCGAGACGGTCGTCCGCCACGACGGCGGCTCGGCCGGCCCGACGAGGGAGCAGCTCGAGGCCCGCTACTCGGCGGCAATCCCGGAGCCGGTCGAGGCCGAGGACGTCAAGGTCGAGGCCCCGAAGACGAGGCGCAGGAAGCGCCTCAAGGGAGGCTCGGGGAAGTAGCCCGGAGAAGTCGATGTCCATGCGAAAGGGGCCGTGGGCCGGGGAGTTTCCCCAGCTCGCGGCCCCTTTTTTGTTTGTCGAATCTTTGGGCGCCTACTAAGGCCGGATTCTGGCGAATTTTTGGGCGCCTACTAAGGGGTTTCCGCGCCGTTTTTCGCGACCGACCTGGAACGGGCGACCCGGGGGAGAATTGTGGGCGTAACAGCAATATCAAACCACCTGGCGAACCGGTCTCCCGTTCCTTGCCCCTCGCGTGGGCTGGAAATACCTAACTCCAAACGCGCCGGGAATGGCCGCCAAACGCAACGAGAGCGATTCTAACGGCACAAAAATAGCGTAGCGGGCAATTAGTCCGCTACGCATTGTCCAAACCCTTATAACGCCTTAGAAACGGCCGTGCTTGCCACGCGCGATACCTAGCGCCGCCACAACCCCGCGGCCGCCCCAAACTCTCGCCGCGCCCGCCCCACGCGAAACTCACCCCATGCGCTGCGCTTACAACGAGGGCCCGCTATAGCCCCTCGCGTGGGCACAAAAAGGCCCCCGCGCAAGCGGGGGCCCTATTGCCTAAAGTCGCTTTACTAGCAGATACAGTGTCCAAACTGGTATGAGAATGGGCGCAAAAATCAAGAATAGAACCAGCTTACCTAGCCCGCCATTGTGCATAGCATCCCCCCCAAACGTGTATAAAACGGTCGCTCGTATGACAACGGCCCCACGTCGTGACGGGCGTGGGGCCTAACTCTTTTTTAGCGGTCACGTATGAGTATCCCATACGGTCCACCCCCTTACAATGCCAGTCGGGGGCTACCTAGGCCGTAAATCTAAGGCCGTACAGTGTGGGCGCGTCATATGAGGGCCATTCGCCTGCCATTTCTCCCGGCTCGTCGCAAATAGGCCCCCAACGCTTACAATCATTGTAGGCGTCGCAATACATACAATCAGTGCTCAAGTCAAACTCGGCAGCCGCGCCATAATCGTCGGCGTAGTCCTCGGCGTGCAATGAGTAGTACTTATATCGCCACGATGAATTAGACGCATACACGCCGGGAGAGACCGTCTCCCACCCCTTGCCCGTCCTTGCCATATGGCCCGCCGAGTCAAGTACACAAAGCCTAGACCCCTTGCTAGTCTTCTTGAGTGTGTTCAGTGCCACGCGCGAGACAGCGAGGCCGCCGGTAGATATGACGTCATGGTGCTGCGACAGGGGATACACAACGTTAATAATGTATCTCATAGTGTCACTAATTCCGGCTTTATCGTCGGCGTCATATGGCAGAACGCCATTATGCGCGATACCTACCGGCGCCTCGACGTCGAGACAATGTAGCAACTCAACGTCGTTTGTCACACACCACGGATGAGTGACATCAGGGCCGTATCCGCCGGATGTTCCTATACGGCAATGGATAACAAGCGGCGAGTCCTCGGGCACACTGTCAATGGCGCGTGTAAGGTCCGCGAGGTACATATACCCCTTACTAATCATCACTCGGCCGTCTTGAGTCCACATAATTCCAGCGCCGTCGGGGTTGTTATAGAATGCCATCTCTACCTGCTGTTTTGTAGGACGGCTACCGCTCTCGCACGCAATGATGATACACAATTTTATCACCTATGGTTTCTTGTTTGATGTTTTGTGGGGGCTTGCAAGCGCCGAGTTAAAGACCGCGGCGCGATATGTAAGAGTCGAATTCCGCATGGGATAGACCGGTGGACTCGAGGGCCGCGACAATGGCCCCCTTTACCTCGCCCCATGTGGCCGTTTCCACAACCTCGGGCGTACTCGCGACGCGCCTAGCAACAATCGCAAGGCCGGTCGTGGCCTCGATAGCGGCGAGAATCGTCTCGGGGTTGAGGGAACCACGCCACAAACGAATTTCTACCGTAGCGGCGTTATTGAAGTTGACGGCACAATAACGGTCTCCCCAGCCACAACCCTTGCGCTTCTTCCATGCTTCTTGCTTCTTGCGCGGGGTGAGGTCGCCACAAATACCTAGGTCTTGCTCGGTCTCAATCTTGCAATAATTGAAGCGAGTTCGACGAGAGAAGCGGCCCCATTCGTACGGATGAGTCTGTATGAGTCGGTCAATCGCCATACACGCGTTCTCGGAGTCGAGGTAGGTACGCGACACGTGGATATGGAGACCGCAACGCCCGTTGTCGTGAGACGTGCCGTTGTGGTTGAGGCATATCTCAGAAATTTGAGGCCATATTTCACTATTGAGGTGGTAAAGCGGTGTGCATGGTTGCGTGACTATCTCAGCGCCACAATCTAGACTTGAGTCACTCTTCACACATACAAGCGGGCTGCCTATGCTGTCTATCACGTCTTGCGCCGCATCCTCGGCGGTGTCCTCGCTAGGATACTCGGTTTCAAGTTCAACGCCGAGGTACAAACGCGCGTCTGCGAAAACGTCTCTCATGTGGTTACGGTAGAAGCGCGACGCGTATGTGTGACCGTATGGCTCGATAACCCCCCTATGGTCGCGGTAACAGTTTGGGCAATAACTGTCGTAGTCGTCGCAACATACGTCGTCGTCGTCGAGAATGAGGCAGCCACAATCTGCGCAAGTCGAGTGTTCCTCGGCGCACGCGCTGCAGAGCGTCATATCATCGTGACCGTATACGGTATACGAGCCGGTGCAGTTATCAGAGAAGACGTCTCCGCATTCCTCGCAAGTCTCGGCGTCACGGTCGACGCAATCATCACACCAAAACTCGACATCGCCGGGGTTAAACTCGTTAGTGCGGACCTCGGTCAATTCGTCGGACTTGTACCAGTCGCCGCAATGGTCGCATTGCGCGAAATTGCCGTGTTCCCTGCAGTCCTCGCACACATAGCCATAACCCTCGACGTATTCGCATTCGTCGGCCTTGTACCAGTCGCCGCATTCCTCGCACTTCTCATAGTCGCGGCCTAGGCATTCGTTGCATACGCAAGTGCCGTCTGCAGTCTCGGTTAGCTCGTCGGCGGGCACAATTTGCCCGCAATGGTCGCATGCGGCGTATTTGATGTTGTGGGCGTTGTCGGCGTTGGTGTCGGGGGCGGGGTTGGCGTTGACGTTCTCGGCGTTGGCGTTTAGCATGGTTGATTATCCGTTCTACTCGGTAGGTGGGATGGATGTTTGGCCCTCGCGTGGTTGCAGCCGCGCGGGGGCGCTTTTTTGTTTTCGGCGGGCTTCTCATGTGATTAACCTCGTTTCATGTGGTATATCCGGTTGACGATATTAGTATGCCACATATCCGGTAGGCGTAGACGATATATAGGCGTCTCCATATTGTCTACATATGTTATATCCGGTTACGCGTTGAGTGTCATTAACTCATGAGTTTGCGGACTATTGCAGTTAGCGCCGCGCGTCATATGGGGCGCCGGGCAGGAAACCAGGCAACAAGCCGTCACACTGCTCAGCCCCTAGACCGCCTACAAAACAAAAAGCTCGACAGGGTATACCAAAAAGATTGACAGGGTATACCATATGTCGTACTTTAGTCACAACCGGACAAGGGAGGCCCGAATGAAGTTCTCAGACGCATACCGCATCATCTACAAGTCGCGCGGATACACGCAGCAGGCCCTCGCAGACACGCTCGGCATCCGCCAGTCGTCGGTAAGCTCGTTCCTCAAGATGGGGAACCCCTCCGCCGACGCCATGATTCGCTACCTCGCGCCCCTCGGCTACGATGTCGCCCTGGTCCCCGTCGGGACGCGCCTGCCCGACGGCTCCATGACACTCTCGCCCTCGGACGGCGAGTGAGATGACGGCCTACGGCTATGCCCGCGTCTCGACCCGCACCCAGGAGCGCGACGGCAACTCGCTGGCCTCCCAGCGCGAGGCGCTGCTCGAGGCCGGCTGCGACGAGGTCGTCTGCGAGGCGTTCACCGGCACCACCACCGACCGTCCCCTCCTCGACGCCCTCCTGGGCCGCCTGGAAGACGGTGACTCGCTCGTTGTGACGAGGCTCGACCGCATCGCCCGCTCCACCGTCGAGGGCTGCTCGCTCGTCCGCGACCTCGTCTCGCGCGGCGTGACGGTCCGCGTCCTCAACATGGGCGTGCTCGACTCGTCGCCCGTTGGGAAGATGCTCGTCTCCGTGATGTTCGCCATGGCCGAGTTCGAGCGCGACATGATTGTCCAGAGGACCGCCGAGGGCCGCGAGGTCGCCCGCCAGAGGCCGGGCTACCGCGAGGGGAGGCCGCCCGCGGAGGTCGAGCGCGACGTCCTCCTCGCCCATGCCGCCGCCGTCCGCGAGCGCTCCGAGACCGTGGCCGACGCCTGCAGGGCATGCGGTGTCGGACGCACCACCTGGTACAGGCTCCTGCGCGAGGCGGCCGCGTAGTCCCGCACGGCCATCCCCTGCCGCTCCCGTACGCTCCGTGTCATGGGAGTGACTTCTGGGATAGTCTCGTACATCGGCGGCTCGCCCCGAGACATGGGGGCCTACGCCGACCTCGTGCAGTCGGTGCGGCAGGACGCCGCCGACGGCACCATATCCCATGCCGTGGACGCGACTGCGATAGCCGTCGTCTCCGACGCCATCCGTGGCGGCTGGGCCGACGCCCGACAGCTCTCCGTGCTCGGCTCCCACCTCCGCGACCTCCTGACGCTCGACGCCCCGCTCGACTTCGACTCGTTCGCCCAGGCGATGGAGTTCGACCGCGACCCGGCGTCGAGGCTATGGCTCCCAAGGAGGCGCTGCCTCTGGCGCCTCTGCGAGGAGCTCAACTGGCTCGAGTTCGACCCGGGCGCCGAGCTCCTATCCATCTCAATGCCGCCCCGCACGGGCAAGTCGTCCGTCGCCGGCCTCTGGATGGCCTTCCACATGGGGAGGAACCCGAAGCCGTCGAACCTCATGACGGCCCACTCCGACAAGCTCACAAAGCACTTCTACACGCAGGAGCTCCAATACGTCCGCGACCCCGAGTACCGCTTCTCCGAGATATTCCCGGACGCGCCCGTGGTCTGGGAGAGCGCGGAGGACGAGGCATTCTCCCTCGCCAAGCACACCGCCTACCCGACCTGCACCTGCAGGAGCGTCGGCGGCACCCTCACGGGCGCGGTCGAGGTCAGCGAGGGCGGCATCCTGTACTCCGACGACCTCGTCAAGGACCTCGAGGAGGCCATGAGCCCGCGACGCCTCGACGCCAAGTGGGAGGCGTACGTCAACCAGTGCTACGACCGCCGCAAGCGCGGCTCCCGCCAGCTCATGATTGGCACGCGCTGGGACGTCAACGACCCGATAGGACGCATGACGCGCCTCCACGAGGGGGAGCCCGGCTACCACGTGCTCGCCATCCCCGCGCTCGACCCGTCCACGGGCGAGTCCAACTTCGACTACATGTACGGCGTCGGCTTCGACCGCCACTACTACGTGGACATGGCGAGGACCACCGACCACGCCACCTACGCCGCGAAGTACGACGGCCGACCCGAGGTCCGCGAGGGACAGCTCTACTCCCCGGACCAGCTCGAGCGCTACGTCAGCCTCCCCGACGGGGAGCCGTCGCGCGTCGTCGCGGTGGTCGACACCAAGGGCGTCGGCTCCGACTACGCCGCCATGCCGGTTGCCGCCCAGTGGGCCGGCTCGCCGAAGTGGTTCGTCATCGACGCGATATGCGACAACGGGAACCCCGACGTGGTCAACCGCCGCATAGCGAACTGCATCGAGGCCAACGGCGTCCAGCAGGTGAGGTTCGAGAGCAACAACGCCGGGGCCGGTGTCGCCAACGACGTCGCCGAGATGCTGAGGGGCGATGGGTGCCTCTGCGCGGTCCAGAAGAAGTGGACGTCGTCAAACAAGCAGACGCGCATCCTCGCTGCGTCGCCATGGGTCATCTCCAACCTCGTGTTCCGCGACCCCGACGCCTACGGCACCGGTGACTACGCGACCTTCATGTCCCAGGTGACCGGCTACGTCATGGACGGAAAGAACCCCCACGACGACGCGCCGGATTCCCTCTCCATGCTCGCCGACCTGCTCGGGACGCGCACCCGCGCCAAGGCCAGGGCGGTCGCCAGGCCGTTCTGAAAACGCGCACGGGGCGCGATGCGGCGCGGAAGAGGATTCCCGTAGGGGTGCAATCCCCATCGCGGGGGCCGGGACGCAGTTCCTCCCGCTGTGCCCCGGTCCCGATGCGAACTCCAAGGAGGGGAAGGGCTTGCCCGAGGACGCGACCAACACAACGACTGCGGCGGACGCCCAGGACGGCACCGTGGGGACGAGGGTCCTCACCGGGCGCACCCGCATACTCGCCAACCCCGTCGAGCCGACGGCGGAGACCATCGTAGACGCCATATCCAAGGCGACGGTGGTCCACTCGGCGAACGCATCCGACGAGGCATACCTCCACAACTACTTCCTGGGTCGCCAGCCGGTGCTTCACCGCAAGAAGTCGGTGAGGCCCGAGATTCTCTCCCACGTGGTCGAGAACCGCGCCTACCAGATTGCGAAGGACAGGGCCGACGCCCTCGCGGGAGAGCCCATCATGTACAGCGCCCACGGCACCGGCTCAGACGGGGACGACGAGACCCTATCGGGCAGCGTCCAGGCGCTCAACGACGCCTGTGTCATGGCCGACAAGCACGCCTGCGACGTCGAGCTCATGCAGTGGATGGTCGAGTGCGGCGTCGGCTACAGGCTCGTGCTCCCGACGGCCGAGGTCCGCGACCCAGACCCGAGGCGACCGTTCGCCGTGTGCTCGCTCGACCCGCGCTCCACGTTCGTCGTCTACGAGAACGGCGTGTTCAGGGAGCCGCTGTGGGCGGCGACGTACGTAAGGGACGCGGAGACCGGCGAGGCAATCTACACCGCCTACACCCGCCACCGCGTGTTCGTCGTGAGGTCGGGCGTCGTGGAGTCCGAGCGGGAGAACCCCCTCGGAATCGTCCCAATCGTCGAGTACGACTGCAACCCAGAGCGCATGGGCGTCTTCGAGCCGGCGCTTGCCCTCCTCGACGCAATCAACGAGGTCGAGTCGAACCGCGTCGACGGCATCGCCCAGTTCGTCCAGAGCCTCATGGTCCTCAAGAACGTGGACATGGACGCCGAGACGTTCAGGGACATGCTGTCGCTGGGCGCCGTGATGATTTCGTCGACGCCTGACCAGCAGGCCGGGGTCGACCTCCTCACGGCCGAGCTCAACCAGGACCAGGCCCAGACGCTCGTGGACTCGCTCTACAAGACGGTCCTCACGATATGCGGCATGCCGTTCAACGTCGGTGGCTCCGCCTCGACGTCTGACACAGGAGTCGCCGTCACAATGCGCGACGGGTGGTCGAACTCCGAGAACCGCTGCAAGGAGACCGAGGTCATGTTCAAGAGGGCGGAGAGGCGCTTTCTCGACATCGCCCTCTCAATCATGGATGCGACCTCGCACCTCGGCCTGTCGAGCGGAGACGTGGAAATCAAGTTCACGCGCCGCAACTACGAGGCAATCCAGTCGAAGACACAGGTGCTCACCACGCTGCTCGGGAGCGGCAAGGTGGCGCCGAGGCTCGCGTTCCAGGTGTGCGGCATCTTTAACGACCCCGAGGACGCGTACGACCAGTCGAGGCGGTACGTCGACGAGCAGCGGGAGCTGGCGCTCTCCGTCGCCCGCGCGAATCCCGTGCCCGCTGGGGACGAGGCCAATCCCGCCGGAGACGGCGGTGGCGATAGCAGGCCCGCTACCGGGGACGCCGGTGGCGGGGAAGGCGATGGTGGCGGCGACAGCGCCACGGCGCAGCGGATGCGACCCGCGTCGACAAAGCGTAGCGCGAGGAAGGGTGAATAGGGAATGAAGAGGGACATGCTCCGAGAGCTCCTCGGCGAGTCGGCGACCCCGGAGGTCATCGACGCAATCATGAGGGAGAACGGCAAGGACGTCGAGGACGTCAAGTCGAGGCTCGACAAGATGGCCACCGACTACAACAACCTCAAGAAGGCAAGTGAGCAGTCGGTGGGCGAGACTGACGACCTCAAGGCCCAGGTCGAGGAGGCACGCAAGGAGGCCGCGAAGGCCATCCACGCGCTCAGCGAGCAGAGCGCAATCGCGACGTTCGCCGCAGCCGGCATCTCCGAGGAAGAGTGCAAGCCGTTCCTCGCCTCCGTGGTCGGCCCGGACCGCAAGACGACCATCGCGAACGCGAAGGCAATCGCCGACCTCGTGAGCAGCAGGGCAGACGCCGCACGCGAGAAGGCCAAGCTCGACGCGCTCGGCGGCATGGGGCAGCCCGCCGGCGGACAGCCAGCGGGGGCCGTGACCACCCGCGAGGAGTTCCTCAAGCTCCCGTACTCCCAGCAGCTCGAGCTCAAGGAGCAGAACCCAGACATCCTCAAGCAACTCAGCTAACACAGAAGAGAGAGGAACCACAACATGCCCGGAACGTATCTCGGCTTCCCGTTCGACGAGGAAATCTTCGACCTCAAGTGGAAGGCGCAGGCCGACCCCGTCAGCACCGCGTTCGTCGAGTCTGGCGCCATGATTGAGGACGCCGGAATCGCCGCCCTCATCCAGAATGGCTCCGACACCTACACGGTGCCTTCCTACGGCGTCCTCGGCGGAGCGCCCGCAAACTACGATGGCAAGACCGACATCCCCGTCGAGACCATCTCCGGCGCCTCCGAGAGCGGCATCGTCTACGGCCGCACCCAGGGCTGGTCCGAAGACCAGTTCGTCCGCGACTACAACTCCGGCGCCGACCCCATGGCTGCCATCGTGTCCCAGGTCGCCCGCTTCTGGATGAAGAACCGCCAGGCCACGATGCTCGGCATCCTCGGCGCGGTCGTCCAGGACGCCAAGATGAAGTCCCACAACGTCTCCATCGCCGAGCCCATCTCCGAGACTACCGTCTCCGACGTCGCCACCGGCGCGTTCGGCGACCACGCATCCGGCCTCGCGCTCGCCGTCATGCACTCCAAGGTCGCGAACAAGCTCGCGAAGCTCCAACTCCTCGAGTACCGCAAGTACACCGACCCGATGGGCATCGAGCGCCAGCTCCCCATCGCCGACATCAACGGCCTGACGGTCGTCGTTTTCGACGGGGTGCCTACGACCGCGGCCACGAGCGGCTCCTCGGCGACCCCCGCGACCTACACGACCTACCTGCTCGCGAACGGAGCCCTGCGCCACGCCAGCGCAAACGTAGAGGTCCCCGTCGAGGTCAGCCGCGACCCCCGCACCGCGGGCGGCAAGAACTTCCTCTACACCCGCGTCCGCGAGACCATCCACCCCGCCGGCTTCTCCTTCACGAAGCCCAAGACTGGCTACAACGGCTCCCCGACCGACGCCCAGCTCTTCGACAAGGCCAACTGGGGCCTCGTCGCCGACCCGAAGGTGACCGGCATCTGCGCCCTCACCACCCAGGCATAGCCGGGAGCAGGACGATGATGGGCGACGGAGAGAAGCTCTCGATGCTGCGGGCGATGGCCGGCGCGTCCGCCGAGGACGAGGCCGCGCTCACCCAGTACCTCGCGCTCGCGCGGGGCACCATCCTCGCGCTGAGGAACCCGCTCTCCGCCGACCCGGGCGGCGAGGAGTGGGAGCCGCGCTACGACGCCCTGCAGGTCGAGATGGCCTGCGAGCTGTGGTCGAGGCGCGGTGCCGAGGGCGAGGTCTCGCACTCGCAGGGCGGCGTCAGCCGCACGTGGGCGAGCGCCAACGTCTCCCCGCAGCTCGCGAGGCGGGTAATACCGCGCGGGAAGGTGCCGTCGCTATGAGGCTCCTCTCCCGCGACACCGTGTTCATGTGGGTCTCGAGCGTCGGCGAGCGCGAGCTCGTCGGCGCCGACGGCCTGCCAACCGGCGAGACCGTCACGTCGGTAGGGGCCCCCAGGGCGGTCCCGGTGGCCGTCTCCCTGCCGTCCTCCTCGAGCCGGTGGGGCGCGACGCCGTTCGGCTCCTCCACGGCGTCCGTCAAGCTCGTCGCCGTCGCCGTCGGCACGCCTGACGTCGGCATGGGAGACGTGGCGTGGGTGGGGGACGCTCCGTCGCTCGCGCCGGACGGAACCCCGTCCTCGCGTGCGCCATACGTCGTCACCGGAGTCTTCCACACTACAGGCATGACGCAGGTGGCGCTGTCGGGGAGGGATGGACTGTGACGCAGCTCTCCGCAGCGCTGGATGCGTCATCCCTGGACGCCCTGGCGTCCGCCCTCGAAGAGTATGCCGGGGGCGTGGGCCCGATGGCAACGAACGGCGCGTTGGCTCTCGGTGAGGTCGCCGCAAGGGTGGCCCGCTCCGCATGCCCGGCGGACACCGGAGAGCTTCGCGGCTCAATCTCCGTCGCCCCCACCGAGACAGGATGCGTCGTCACCTGCGCGAGCGACCACGCCGCGTACGTGGAGTTCGGCACGGGCGCAGGCACCCCGTCCTCGTCTCCGTTCGACGCCGATGCAATGGCGGGCTCCTACGAGGTGAACGCCACCGGGCGCGGCGAAGAGGGCTGGGCGTACCCGACCGACGACGGCGGGTTCGCGTGGACCCACGGCCAGTCGGGGCGCGGGTTCATGGCAGCCGGGGCGGAGGCGGCACGCTCCGAGGAGTACGACGTCATGCTCAGGTACGTTAGGGGGACGAGGTGAACGACTGCACCGGCATAGTTGTCAAGGCCATCCGCGAGGCGCTCTCCGCGTCCGTCCCGGGGGCGAGGCTCACCACGAGGTACTCGAGGAGGCCGGCCAGCCTCCCTACGCTCCTCATTGAACTCCAATTCCCGTCCGCGACCCCGTCGACGGCCGACAGCTCCGGCAGGGAGCTGTGGACGCGCGTGGTGGTGCGGGCAACGTCATATTCAGGCACGAGCCTCCAAGAGGCCAAATCGATGATTGTCGCAGCGGACGAGGCCCTCGGCGGACTCGGGTTCGCGAGGTCGAGCCTCGCGACCGTCCCCAACGCCGACGAGTCCGTCCAAACGGTCGCGGCCACGTGGCGTGCGTCGTTCGGCGCTTCCACGTTCGCCGCATGGTAGCGACAGAAGGGATTCCAGAATGGCAGCAGCAGCCGCAGACAAGAGCGCGACCAGCACAATCCACACCTACCTCATGCACTTCAAGACAATCGCAGGCGAAAAGCCGGCGTCCTCCGACCTCGCCCAGTGCGAGAAGGTCGTCGACATCAAGGACTACCCAGACATGGGCGGCGACCCCGAGAAGATTGAGTCAACGACCCTCTCCGACGAGTCCCAGACCAACGTCAACGGCGTCCAGAAGCTCGACTCCCTGACCTTCACCTCCAACTACGTCAAGGATGACTACAAGAAGCTCAAGGACCTCGAGAAGCAGGGCGAGGACCAGTGGTGGGCGGTCTACTTCGGCGCCGACCCCGCCGGCAAGCCCGACGGCCACAACGGCATCCTCGTCTGGAAGGGCGGTCCGACCACCTACATCACCAGCGGCAAGGTCAACGCCGTGCGCGAGATGAAGACCACCTTCTCCACCAAGACCGGCATCGAGATGGTCGAGCCCGCCAGCGCCTAGCGCCGGCCGAACGCGATGGGATTGCACGCCTAGCACCAGGAGGAAGAAATGGCTGACACAAAGACCGCAGACACCAGCTACGAGGGAATCCTCGAGGCCGTCAAGGGCCACGACCGAATCGTGGTCGAGGACGGCGGCGAGGAGTACGTGCTGCGCTACCCTCTGCGCACCATCCGCGAGATGGAGCAGAGCGGCGTAACCCCGGCCACCGCCGGCGAGATGCTCGACGGCACGCTCACCGGGGCCGAGGAGTTCGTCGAGAAGTTCGTTGCCCCGGCGTTCAAGGCGGAGCAGCCGAAGATGAAGCTCGAGGACGTCACGCGCGTCTGGGAGGACCTCCCCGACAAGGCGACGGTAATCGCCTATCTCAGCGCCCTGTTCTCGCAGCCCACCCTGGCGCTCACAACGGACCCTACGCAGACCCGGGCGAAGTTCCGCCTGGTGTAGAGGGGAGTGACGGCGGGGACGGCTACGACGGGCCGTTCCCGCTTTCCCACCTGTTCGACATGGCGTACCCGACCGCCCTGCTCATGGGCATGACGCCGGAGCAGTACTGGTACGGGAACCCATGGGACTTCTCGGCATACAGGGAGGCCGAGAGGCTCAGGCGCGAGCGCGACGACTGGGACCGCTGGGAGGCCGGCATGTACGTTTGGGCGGCGCTCTGCAAGACGGCCCCGCTCATGAACCCGTTCGCCGAGTCGCACCAGGCCGACGAGTGGTTCGACCGCCCGCTCGGGAGCGACGCCACGGCTCGGGAGGGCGACGGCGTGTACGACCGCGAGGCGGAGTCCGTCGAGCACCAGCGCGTCATAGGGGAGATTCTGGCCAGGACCGGCCGCTGACGGCCCAATCGGATTGCACCCCCGGAAACGGGGAATCATGAGCGAACAGTCCATCGACCAGCTCACAATCTCGATTGATGCCAAGGCGCAGGCCGCCTCCTCGAAGCTCAGGTCTCTCGCGACGGACGTGAGGACCCTTGGCTCCGCCACGGGCCAGGCAGCACCGCGCATCAACGCCGTCTCGGACGCCCTCCGCGGCCTCCACGTCGACCAGAACGTCGCCAACACCATGAAGGGCGTCGCGAAGGCCGCGCAGGGCCTCTCGGGCGTCAAAATATCCTCCACCGTGGGGAAGCAGCTCGGCGTCATCTCCGACGCAGCTGCGAGGCTTGGAAACGCTGGCAACATCAACAAGGCCGCCTCGGCCATCGGCCAGCTCTCCTCCGTGAGGGTCTCCTCGTCCATAGCCCGCCAGATGAGCGGCATAGCCGACGCAGCCGCGAAGCTCGGCTCGGCCCGTATGGACACGACGAAGGTCAACGACCTGGCGAAGGCCCTGACCACTCTCTCGGCGGTCCCGAAGTCCTCAATATCCTCGACAATCAACGCGCTCAGGAGACTCCCGGAGGCGGCGCAATCGCTGCACTCCATGGACTTCAAGCAGCTCACCAAGGACTGCCGCCAGCTGTCCCTCGCGCTAGGCCAGCTGCCGGGTCAGCTCTCTGGCGTGAACTCCCGCCTCAAGGCGGTCGGCAGCGAGGGCGCGAACGCCTTCGGCAAGGTGGGCAAGGCCGCCAGGTCGGCGAGCAGCGAGACTGACAACGCCGTCCGCAGCCTCGCACGGATGGCCCAGACCATCAACAACGTGAGCACGGTCATCGGCCTCATAGGGATGATTTCCCACGGCCTCAGCACCGTCATAGACGCAGCCAACAGATACATCGAGGACATGAACCTGTTCAACGTCTCCCTCGGCGAGTACGCCGACCAGGCGGAGGCGTACGCGAACAGGGTAAACGCAGCGCTCGGCATCCAGCCGCAGACGTGGCTCAGGAACCAGGGCACGTTCAACACCATCGCCGAGGGCATGGGAATCGCGTCCGACTCGGCCGCCACGATGTCCCAGCAGCTCACGCAGCTCTCGTACGACCTTGCCTCCTTCTACAACATCTCGGAAGAGGACGCCTTCGAGAAGGTCCAGGCCGGCCTCACCGGCCAGATTAGGCCGCTCCGAGAGCTCGGATTCGACCTATCCGAGGCGAGGATGCAGGAGGACGCCCTCAAATGGGGCATCTCCGACAGCGTCGAGGAGATGACCCAGGCCGAGAAGGCGTGCCTGCGATACCGCGAGATGCTCACCCAGGTAAGCTGGGCGCAGGGCGACATGGCGAGGACGATTGAGTCCCCGGCCAACCAGCTCAGGGTATTCAAGGACACGCTCGGGTACACG